GATTTGTTATTTTTTTTGTTGAAATTATATATTTAAAAAATAAAAAAATTTTTAAAAAAACTATTATAAAAAAAAAAAAAAAAAAAAAAAAAAAAAAACAAACTACATACCACCTAACTAACAAACAAACAACTAACAAAATAAAAATCATCAACATAATACCGGGTGTCAATCAAACAAATATATGGTTGAACACCATTGTCCCCATTGTTGACTGGTACGTTGACACTACCATTGACAATGTTACTGGCGGGGAGGGCCACTGTGGCAACAAGGTTGTCCCTGAGGCAAGAACGACTGGATCATGATGGACTGGGCTAAATTAAACCAGAGACGACTGGAGTGGACTAAATTGACCACGAGATAGCGTGACTGGGCTAAAATGACCCTCTGGGGGGTTTTACTAACTTCGGGGGTGTGGAAAGACCCAGAGAATACTCACACCACTTTTGAGGCTCTTGCTTTCTACATTACTTCCCTCTACATCACTTCCCTCTACATTGATTCAACATTTGATTCAATCGAGGACTACTTCGCCTGTATGACAGATACTCTTTTTTTACTTATTATATTAGACATCACCACAAAAGAAGAACTATATTGATTCAATTTTTGAATTACTCCAGCACGTTGTGATGAATGTGGCTCCTAGAGGGCCATTGAATATTGACCTTTTCTCCCTGATATGGTATGATGGAGGGGCAATTAGGTAAATAAAGGAGAATGAAACGTGACAATTTGGCTGAAACAGGGAGTTCTAGGAGACTTACGTCGAGATGCTCGAAGGTGTAAGGGAAGATTAGTAGAGTTTTACGAGAAGCAAGGACTTGATTTCTTCATAACTTCATTGAGAGAAGGAAATCATCATCCTGCAAGTTGTCACTATGAGGGAGACGCCTTTGATTTCAAGAGGCAAGGACAAGAGAAGGGAGAAATTCAAAGAGTCTGTGGAAAGGACTTCGATGTTGTGGGATATAGTGACGAGAGAGACATTTTTCATGTAGAGTTTGACCCAAAATTGCTAGATTGATTCAATTTTTGAACCAAAGGAGAAAAGAGAATGGCCAGAGTCATGAGAAGAACTCCAGCTACTGAGGAGGCAGCCTCTTATGGGTATAGGGATTTTCTCCAAGACATTGTAAAGAAAGTTGTGGCTGATACTACTAGAGGCCTAAAGGAACCACTAGACTTGAGTAATGAAGCCTTGCTGGAAATGGGACTTGCTGGAGTTGGTGCAGGGACAAAGATTGCTAGAGGACTTGGAAAAGGGAAATTCCCCTTCTCTCTGAAGACTACAGATATTCCTCTCTGGGATGCTGTGCTAAAGAAACCTGCTTATCACAAGAAGGCTAAGGGAATAGAAAGGAGAATTGAGTTTATGTCTCCCAGAGAATATTTTGGGTTAGTCGAGAAAAAGACAGGCTTCGCTCGAGATGTTGGTCGTCCTTTTGCTAGTATTGCTAATCCTGAGGTTGTTAGAAAATATGCTGAGGCTATGAGAAAAGGAACTAAGTTTCCTATGCCTGCTCTAGAATATAGAGCTAAGGGAGAATACTTTGGACAAGAAGGAAGACATAGAATGCTTGCGGCCAAAGCTCTTGGTATAGATAGAATTCCTGTTCTTGTAATGAGGAGTACCCCCGAGAAGAAATTGATGGAGAGATTTTCAAAGGAAGGTCTGAAGTATGATGCCTTCACAGAACCTCTCCCAGGTTATGGTTATCACCAGTGGACTCTTTATGGAGAAGGTCCTGCAAAAGGGGCTACATTTGGTACTAAGACTACTGAGCTAGGGGAGATGGAAGCTAAGATTGCTAGTCTTATAAGGAAGTTTTCAAAATAACTACATTGATTCATTTTTTGAATGAATAGAGAAGGAGAAAGAGGATGGGCGCTCACTCTAATAACTTAACACCTACAATATCTCAATTATGGCCTCACCATAGAAGTATGGCAAGAATGTTTCTGGAAGGAATGCAGCCAGGAGAGGTTGCTTCAGTGACTGGCTTCTCTCCAGGGCAAATTACGAGAATTCTTCATTCTCCCCTCTTTGAAGCAGAGCTTGCAAGGCTTGAGTCCCAGGCAGAGATAGAAGTTGTGACTGTAGGGAATGAGTTGAAGAAAATGGCTTCTAGGGCTATTGAGATACTTGATGAGAATCTCCACTCTCAGGATGAAGTCGTAGTTTCTCGAGAGTTGAAGACCAAGACTGCTTTTGATGTCCTCGACAGGAGTGGACACGGCAAGAGACTTGACCCCCAGAGGCACCTCCACGCTCATGCTCATGTACATAAGAAAGTGCAGGAGATGGAGCAAGTGGAGTTGTATGAGACTGTGGAAGATTTGCTCCAGGAGGATGAAGAGGTGATGGAGGCTGAGAGTTGATTGAAACTATTAAATATCCTAAAGACCCTGCAGAGAACCTCAGGTGGAGAACTAAGCTTCTTAGGAAAGCAAGAGTTAACTTGGAATTCCGGGAGATGCTTAAAAGGCTCTTCTATGAGGATATTCTCTTTGCTTTTAACGCTTTCTTCTACACCCTAGACGTAAGACAAAGGCCTCATCATCATCAGCCATTTTGTACTTACAATTATCAAGATAGGGAGATACTTGCACTACAAGATGCAATAAACAGAGGGGAGGACAAGTGCCTTGAAAAGTCAAGAGACATGGGAGTCACATGGATTGTACTGGGAACCATGTTCTGGTTTTGGTGCCAACCTAGTGGCGGTGCAGATTTCCTACTTGGATCGAGAATCGAGGACTATGTGGACAAGAAAGGCGATCCACGTACTCACTTCGCTAAGCTCCGCTACCTCCTTAATAGACTCCCCAAGTGGCTCAGACCTAAAGGCTTTAATCCCAGAAGGCATGACACCTTCATGAAACTTGTGAATCCAGTGACCGAGAGTAGTTTCACTGGAGAGAGTAATAACCCTAACTTCAGTACACAAGGGCGTTATCTTGGAATTCTTTATGACGAATTTGCCAAATGGGAAGGTTCTGATGAATATGCCTGGACAGCTGGCGGTGATGCCTCACCCTGCAGGATTGCAGTTTCTACTCCTTTTGGTGCAGGAGGGCAATTTTATAGGCTGGTTACAGATGGGAGAACTCGAAAGGCTACGCTCCACTGGAGCTTGCATCCAAGGAAAGCGAGAGGACTCAGTTGTCTTTGGCCAACTCCAAACGAGCACGAAAAAAGCGATAGAGGAGCTAGTTGGGAACCAGAAGAGAAACTGACAAGTCCTTGGTATGAAGCGCAGTGCAAGAGACGGCTTCCTAGTGAAATTGCCCAGGAGTTAGATATTGACTATCTAGGAGCTGGTAGACCGGTGTTTGAAGGAAAAGCTTGGGAGATGCTTAAGGCTTGGCACAAGAGACCAGATGAGCCGGTTAAGTTTCTTGTCCCTCACTTGTATGACTTCACTACAGAGGCTATTACAAGTCCTAGTGACTGGGAGGGCTATATTGTCGTCTATGAAAAATATCAAAGTCTCCATAGCTATTGTCTTGGTGTTGATGTGGTTGAGGGAGTCGAAGGAGGAGACTACGCATTTATTGTCGTGCTTGACAGGAGCACTAAAAACGTCTCTGCGGTCTACTGGAGTAGGCTTGACGAGATTCAACTTGCTTTTGTTATTTTCATTGTTTCTAAGCTATATGCTGACAATGAGGATGTTGATATCGAGCCTTGGACTGGGATTGAAGCTGGTCCGGGACCTGGTCTTGCGACTTTTGACAAAGCATTCGACTTGGGAGTCGGCAATCTCTTTATGGCTCCACGCTATGATGTCACAAAGGGAAGTGTCTCGTTCAAGAAAGGATGGAGAACAGACAGAAGTTCAAGGGCTGAGTTAGTAGCAGGAGTGAGAGAGTATCTTCTCAATAGGGCAGGGAATTTAAATAGTCAAAGGCTAGTGGGAGAGTTAATGACTTTTGTCTACAATAAGATGGGGAAGCCGATTGCCAAGAGTGGAACTCACGACGACGGAGTGATAGCCTTTGGCATAGCACTACAGGTAGATGAAATTGCTCCGCTTGAGGAGAAGGCAAGGAAGGCAAAAATGCTTGGAATGAGAGAGGTTATTGAGTTGACTATGAGAGAGCCTGAGAAAGTGCCTATATCGACAAGAGAAGAAATGTGTTTGGCAACAATAGCAGAGAAGAAAGCCTTTAAGGATGATACTGACTTTTTGGAGGAGGTAGGAGGATGGCTATAAGAGTAGAATCATACAAAGGAGAAAGAAGTCCTTATAGTGTTGGTATGACTAGAAGGAGACCTGGTGGTGAGGGGGGAGAATTGGAAGAACTCTTCGAGCAACTCATGGAAGGAGGAGAACTGGAAGATGTTGAGGAACTCGAGGACTTTGACTGGGAAGGACTCTGGGATAGTTTCATGGGAGAGGAAGAGGGGGAGGAGCAACAGGGTTCTCTCTATCCTACAATGTTCGGGACTCCTACTTCAAGACAACCAGGAGCAGGAGTGATTGGTAGAGGAAGACCTTTTCAATTTTACTAGGAGGGAGAGATGCCTAGATTCACAGCACCAACAACTATTGAGGAGATGGAAAGGAGACTTAGGCCTCTTGAAGAAGAGTATGAAATGGCTCCTGGGAGGGAGGAGGAAGAGGAGGAAGGACTCTTTGGACCTCGGGGCTTTTTTGGAAACATTAGAGACTACTACCAGACAGACTCTTGGGGTGGTTGGTGGAGAGGACTCTTTGGGAGAGAAAGGAAGAAACCTGCTTATACTGTTTATCCTGAATGGGGAGAAGGAAACATAAGGACCCTACGGGAGATTATGAGGGAGACTAGGTGATGCCAGCAGCTTTTGAAAGGTGTCTGAAGGCAGGAGGGAAAATTAGGACGAAGAAACTTGGGGATGGAAGCTATATGAAGATCTGTGTTCTCCCCAGGGGAAAGAAGGGATCTAGAGGGGGAAGGACAGTAGGCGGAGAAGTTCATAAGAAAAAGAAGGAGAAATAGAATGAGACTTAAAAGGAAGGTAGATGAGCTAGAGGCTCTTATAAATGCTCGCTTTGATAGTGTCGAAGAGGCTCTGAAGAGAATCATTGCCAGAGGCGAAATTGTGAGTGTTATAGAAAGACAGTTGAAAGATGAGAGAGAGGAGAAGAAAGAGCTTCTTGACAGACTAATGGCTCGGGACTTTGAGTCTTATAAGACCTATACTGCAGAAGAAGGACTCGAGACTGTAGGAGAGGACATAAAGCCAGAGGAAGATCCTGACATGGCAGGAGAAGTTTTTGAGGTTCCAGAGACAACAACCTAGATTGATTCAATATTTGAATTAATGAGGAAAAATGAAATGCCTGACTACGGCAAGAGACCGAGGATTAAGAGAATAAATCCTATGCCTTCCCTCAAGAGGGTTAAGAAACTTCCTAGCAGGGAGCAAGTTGAAGAGAAGCTGATGGGAGGAGTTATCTATGAAGCTGGGAGACTTGCCGGTAAGCAGGCTGCCATGATAGCTTATAACTTTGGCATGAGAAATCCTGAACAGTTGAAGTATATAAGGAACTTTGCCCAGGACAAGGCTAGGAGAGACACTCTTGAATTGCTGGATGAATTAAGGGCAGAGGGAGAACTTCCAGAAATAACTGTTGAAGCAAGACAACCTGAGAAGGTCGAGGAAGAGATGATTAATATGAACCTCAGACAACTCATGAAAGACAATATCTAGGGAGAAAGGGAATGCCAGACCACTTGAGGACAGACAAGACTACAGTAAAGAAGTGGACAAAGAAGTCTAGGAGTAAAAGCGAGAAGGAGAGAGACACTGAATGGGCTTTTTTGAAGAAGAAGTATGATCTAGCTGTCAGTCTTAGAAGGCCTTTTGAGAGAAGATGGCTGATTGTTCTTTCGTTTCTAGCAGGACGCCAGTATGTCTTTTATAACCAGACTGCCGAGATGCTTCAACAAGTCCTCTTGAAGAAGGGAAAACTGAGGATTGTAGATAATAAGCTTCTCCCTCGCTACAGGAAACAAGTTTCTCGCCTTATCAGGAATAATCCAACCGTGACTGTGGTTCCTTCCTCTAATGACCAGGAAGACATTGAGGCAGCTCGTAAAGGGACTAAGTTCCTCAAACACTTCTGGCGTAATGGAAAGATGAAGAAGAAAGTAAGAGAGCTAGGTGGCTGGATTTACGCTACTGGGAATGGATTTCTCTCTGATGCCTGGGACCCCAGACTTGGACCAACAAAGCTTAATACTGAAAAGGGAATTCTGGAGTATGAGGGAGACGCAACTTGTGGAGTCTGGAGTCCCCTTGAGGTTGGCTTTCCTATTGCTGGTCTAGGAGATGTTGACCTTCATGCGCTTCCTTGGATGATGAGGATGAAATACAGGGGTCTAGAATATTTAGCAGCTAATTATGAAAGAGGAAGTGAAGTAACAAATGAGCAGAGAGCTCCTGGGGCTCAGGCTGTAGCTACACTATGGAGTCCTACAGAAGGTGTCGCTACCGAGGTAGAAGGAGCTACGCTAATGGAGCTGTATCTCAAGCCTAATAAGCAATTCCCTGAGGGACTTTTTCTTGCGGGAGCTAATAAGGTGATGCTAGGAAAAAGTGCCTATCCTTTTAATCACTTCCACATGGAGCAATTTAAAGATATAGAAATTCCTGGGGTCTTCTGGGGAATGGCTACAAGCGAGGCAGCTATCTGGCTCCAGAAGATTCATAATATGACACTCTCTGATATTGTGCAATTTAATAAGGCTATGGCTAGGGGAAAGTATCTAGTACCTAAAGGTAGCCAGATGGAAGTGGAGCCAGATGATACTCACGGACAGAAGCTTCTCTACAAACCAGTAATGGGACACAAACCAGAGATTCTCGATTTGAAGGGACTTCCTGCAACTTATGACAAAGCTCTAATGTTAGTAGCCCAAGGGCTTATGGAACTCTACCATCAACATGAAGTGACACAGGGGACCAATAAGAGTGACATCAGAAGTGCAGAGATGGTAGAATTGCTTCTAGAGAGTGACGACATGGGCAACGTTCCTACTCATGCAGTCTTTGAAGAGTCACTAGAAGCTTGTCTCCACAGAATTCTCCTCAGAGTCCAGAAGGGCTATTCAACAGAAAGGATGATAAAGATTGGTGGAGAGGCAAATAACTATGAAGTAGTAAGTTTCAAGGGTGCTGACTTGAGGGACAATACTGATGTCTTTGTGAAGAAAGAAAGTACTCTGCCTGATTCTAGGACTATTAGAAATAAGAGAGTAATGGATAGATACCAGGCAGGTCTCTACGGGATGCCACAAGATCCTAAAGTGCAGAGGAAGGTTCTCAAGATGCTGGATGATGCTATTGTTGAGGATATTTATGGAGAGACTCATCTAGATGAGCAGAATGCTAACATCGAGAATAGGACTCTTCTCTCCCAGCCTGGAGTAGTGTTGGTGTCTAATGACTATGACAACGACGCAGTCCACTTGCAAGTGCATAAAAACTTCAGGAAGGGAAGAACTTATCAGAAAGTGAAAGAGAGAGATCAAGAAAATGGACTGGTTCTAGATGCTACTTTCCAGACTCACGAGAATTTTCATATGAAAGCTCTTGAAGAGAAAATGAAGATGCAGGAAAAAGTTGTAAATCTTAATGAAAGGAGGAAGTAGAAATGCCAATATCAAAAGAGGTATTAGAAGCATCAAAGATAGTGACAAAGAAGGACCAGGAGTTTGGAGAAAGAGTGAAATACCCGTTGGCAGTGAAGTGGAATAGATTTGTGAAGCATATGGAGGATGGAAAAAGGACTTGGGACGCTCTCCAGAAAGAAATTGATCTTGTTGGAAAGAGAGAGCTAGAAATGAGGTATCCTACTGTTGCCCAGAGGCATCTTGCAAAATTCAGGAATGTTAACTTTGACTGGGCAGCAGGTATGTTCGTTGACTATTATAGAGGAGCAGGAGGAATTGAGGCTATGTATATTGTCCTTCCTCCAGAGACAAAAACATTAAAGAAAGAGGAGAAAGAAGATGACAGTAAAGAAGATTGAAGAAGGCGGCCACTCCGATGATGGGAGCAAGGATGCTGGAAAAATCCAAGTTGATGGGAAGGACTACTCGGTGGAGGATGTCCAGAATTTAATTAAACAAGGAGCATCTGCAACCCAGAAGACGCAAGAGGTTGCAGGAATACTGGCTGCTGCAGAGAAGTACGGAGTGGATATTGAGACTTATCTGGGCCAGGCAGAAGGAGCATTTGGCGTTATGAGTCAGTTAATTGCTGATAAAGTGATTGACGAGAAGGGAAACATAGTTAAGAAAAAAGAGGAGAAACCTGCTGGTGAGAAGTCTGAAGGAGATAATGAGTTGATTAAACTTCTTAATTTGTCTACAGAAGGCACAAGTAAGTTGACGGGAGAAGAGAAAATAGCATCAATAGTTGCTAAAGCTCTTGAGCCTCAATTGGAGGACATGAAAAAGCTGGGAGAGCGTGTAACTGCTGTAGACAAGACGCAAGGAGATATGATTCGACTTAGTCTCGAAGAGAAAATCATGAGCAAGTTTTCCAATCTGAAGCCTAGTGACGTTTCTCAGGTCTTTGGAAGTGCTATGCAGGACAGGAGCAAGAGCCTGTGGGAGCACGCAGAGGCTGCAAGTAAAGAGAGGGCAGTTGCTATTGGTGCCCTGAGGGAAGAACATGCAAAGGAGTTTGGAGTTAACCTAGAGAAGTTTGACGAAAATAAGCTGAGGGAGCAAGGAGCTGAAGGTGGGGCTGGAACCTTTTTTAAAGGAAAGACATTTTCTTTTGACAAAAAAGGAGATGATATAGTAGATCCATCAAAGGCTGCTAACGAGTTTATCGAAAGTGTTGTCTCCCAAAGCTAGGAGGCGGATTGAATGGCTTATGCAACATTAAGTACTTATAGTGAGGTCTTAAAGATCTTCTATCTTCCTGCCATTCAGGAACAGTTGAATCATGGAACTATTTTGAGTGATTTGCTCGATGTGAATGAGGAAGATATCAGTGGTAAAGACGCTAAGATAGAATGTCACTACGGAAGAAGTAGTGGTACAGGTGCCAGGGCAGATGGCGCAAGTCTTCCAACAGCAACTTACCAGAAATATATAACTGCAACAGTCCCAATGAAGTATATTTACGGCAGGATCTATGTAACTGGTCCTACTATAGCAGCAACAAGGGACGAGCGAGGAGCCTATGCCAAGGCTCTGGACTCTGAAATTAGGGGTATTACCAGAGACTTGAAGATGGAAGTTAATAGAATGCTCTGGGGATGTGGCTGGGGTATGGTGGCCAGATGGCATAGTGGAGATCTTAATACTGCTCTTAATTGTCCTAAGAAATACAGGGGCAACAGTGCAGGTGGAGATTGTTTTGGTACTACCTTTGGGGCGAAGTACCTGACTGATAGAGGCGATGCGGTACTTTGCGTAGTTAGTGGAATGGATGGTACCAATGCCACTTATACTGTTGGTACGATTAATATTGCAGCTACTGCTGTGGACAAGAGTCGTACTGATTATGATATAGTCACATGTGGTACTGATGCTGGTGATCCAGCAGAAGGTGACTTCTTTGTAAGGCCAGCTTCCCTTGCATTGTGGACAGCAGCCGGAAATGCTCACAGGCTAGAGATGATGGGCCTGAGGGGTATTGTCACTGACACGGATATGGAAGAGATAGCGCTCGTTAATGCAACTGACGCTCCTCCAGCTGCCGGTGATGGACTCTATGTTGATTCTCTCCAAGGACTTACGGCTGAGAGCTATGCTTGGTGGCAGGCCCAGGTGGACATTCATGCGAGTGGAAGGTACCAAGGCCAAAGGGCTCTTACTCTTAACCTGATGGACACTATGTTCGACAAGGTGGAAGAGACAGCCGGGAAGGACTATGGTCCTGACTTAATTCTGACTACCCGGCCTCTTAGGAGGGAGTACACAGACCTGTGCAGGGCAGATAGGCGCTTCGTGAATACGATGGTTCTGGACGGTGGGTGGAAGGCTATTGATTATAATGGTATTCCTTTTACTGTGGACAATGATGCTATTGATGGGGAGATTTACTTCCTCACCACTAAGGATCTCCAGATCTATCGTATGAGCGACTATGACTGGATGGACAAGGACGGGTCTATATTGTCTCGGATAAGTGGAGTTGACGCTTATGAGGCAATCCTCTTCAGGTATGCTGAGTTGGGATGTAGGAGAAGGAATAGCCAAGGTGTGTTGTGTGACTTGGCTTATACTGTTTAGGAGAATTCGGAATTAACTTTTTAGAAATAGTATCCTCCCTCTAGCTATCTAGGGGGAGGGGTAAACTATGAGGAGAAAAAATGATAAAAGCACATAATTTACATCCAACACTTCGAGAAGAAATTCGAGGAATTCCTCGAAGAAAGTTTCATGTTTGTAAAGATGATGCAGAGAATGCTGATTATTTGTATAACAGCATTGATTCTGGAATGTTGTTTCATACTGTTCTTGACGCCTTAGCCGTAGCTCAGGATTATGACGAGATTATTGTTTGGCCTGGGCAGTATAAAGAGACGGCTGCTATTGCAATTGATCAGCCTCATTTAAAATTGACTACTGCTCTCATAGGCCCAAATAAGGCTTTTACTCAAACTGAGATTAGGCAGTACGGAAATGTAGAAGCGCACTGCATTACTATCGAGGCACATGGTGTTGAGGTTAGTGGTTTCAGAATTACACCTTATGGCGGTACTACCTATAGGGCTATTACTGTGGCTCAGGCAGCTAATTGTTATGGTTGTTATCTTCATGACAACTATTTCTATGCTGCTGAACAAACAGGTGGAATACTGACGTGTGGGTCAGCTAGTTTCAATGCTGACTCTATTGCTGTGATGAATAATGAGTTTTGGAAAGGTGGAAATGCTGGTGATCAGGCTACTAGGGCTGCTATTCTTATGACAAAAGCATATAAACACTTGTTTGCCGGTAATACCATTACTCAGATTGGAAACACTCAGCAGTTTCTGTATCTCACAGATGAAATTTCTAATTCCAAAATACTCGATAACAGATTTTGGGCTGTGGAGGCCGGTGCTGTAGCAATTTACAATGGTACCTCTACTCTTGGTGACTATTTTATTGACGGAAATAGTTTCGGTGGCTATGCGGATACTGCCCATTGTATCAGTGGCGGCTATTCTACATTGTCTTGTGGTGTGAACTGGAGAGAAGGTAATGTCATAATTGCCTAGGAGGATTCTATTATGATGGTATTTTGTGAAAGATGCTCATGGGACTACGATGATACAAAGTATGATGAGTGTCCCGATTGTAAAGGAAGACCTCCATATGTTCCTGTGAATCCTTTGGAGGTAGAATCTAAACCCAAAACTAAACCTAGTATGGAAGTAGAAGAAAGGGGGAGATAGGCTGTTGCTACATTGATTCAATTTTTGAATCAATGCTTTGGTGTACACCTTGGAGTAGGAAGGGAGGTTTCCTTCTTTCCTTCCTTCCTCTCCAAAAACAAAAGAAGGAGATAGAGAGATGATGAAATTTGAAGAATTGCAGGCGGTAGATATTGCAGGAGCAGCGATTCCTGATGTTGCTAGTGGAGCTGCTGAGGTGAAAGGGGATAAGATAGTTTACAAGTATAAACCCCTAGCCGTCGATACTCCCTATTGTATTAATGTTCTAGAGCAGGAAAGAGAGTGTACAAAGTGGCACAAAATTTACTTTATGAAATTTAAGATTCTTCCAAGGAACTGTATGCACTGCTGGAAGGTAGTGTGTAGGCCTAGGAATTTGGATGAACTTCTTGAGCTGAATGAACTCCAGAAGAAGATGGACATTCCTGGAAAGTGCGGAATGGAGATAAGAGAGACTGAGACTTATAAGGGACTCTACTTAGGATTCTGGTATTGTCCTTTAGGGGATTTGAAAGGGGCAAGAGAGGTCTATAAGAATGCGAAAAGAAGAGTGAGAGGAGCTCTTTCTCTAGAGACCCCAGTCATTCTGAAGAGGGGTTGTACAGAGATGGAGAATGCTTTTGGGCCTTCTCACTTGTGGACATATACTCCTCAAACGAGATTTAAAGAGATGCTACTTGACACAACAATTGTAGTAGAGGAGGAGAAACCTCCTCAGTCTGCAGTCATTCAGACTCATGTAATTGCTTTCTGGATTCACTACGCCCACAGGATGGGGGACAAGACTGCAGCAAAGCATATTGAGAACTATCCCCAGAGTATGGGAAGTATTCCTACAACTACTTATCATGATGTGCTGCCAGAAATTAAAGAGGAGGTTGTTCCTCATGAAATTGCAATTCAAAGACTATCGGAAAACAAATGATGCTGTGATGGTAGCTGATGTTGGCTTTAAGAAACAACTGAGGGCACTTGATCCTGAGCTGGATGTAGTGTGGGGAGGAACCAAGTGGGAAGTCTGGCGCTTTCCTGGGCAGGGGAAGAGTGTAAAGAAGCTTGCCCACGAGAGGGCAGTGCATGTAATGACTGTGCAGACTGGAGATAGGTCCTTCAGGGAGGTGGGAGCAGATATTCTCCTCAATCTCCAAGCTGGAGATACACAGCGCTTCAGTACGAAGGAACTCTGTGACTACTTTGATGCTATGGACGATAATATCCAAAGAGCAAAGGCGAAGGAATTGGAAAATTGGCTTGAGGATAGAAGGGTAGAAACCGCTTGGTACACTAGGGGACTTAGGGTGTCTATTCCTAAGAGATTTATGATTGGAAGTGTTCTTCTGGAAGGACCAAGCAGGGAACTTAAAGTAAGGAGGGCAATAGCAAATGGCTGATGTAAGAGGAGAGAAGGTAGAGAGATATAAAATAACTCCAGAGATGCAAAACATGCTCAAGACATATAAGAGGATAAAGAGAGTGGAGGGAATGCTACGTTATGAAACAGAAGCAAAGAAGCAGGAACTCCAGTCCCTGAGTGAGGCATGGGGAGCACTTCAGCAAGAAGCTGCGGCTATTGAGCAGGGGATGCCTAGAGAACCATTGAGGGAACTTGAAGGGATGGACTTTCCTCAAAGGGAACAGGTGTCTGAGGAAGAAATGCAACTTCGTTACTAGATTGATTCAATTTTTGAATTAATAGAGGATTTAAAATGAATGCTTACAATATGTTACAGCTCCTCAGAGACCAGATTGCAGAGGCTAGTCCATCTCACTGGAGTGACATTAATCTGATTCACAGAATGAATGTTTCTCAAAGGAAGATTGCTCTACTTGTAGGGAACTATCCTGGAGCTTGGCTAATGAAGAGTGCTAATTTGACTCCAGTTGCAAGTGTTATTACTCTTCCTGCTGACTGTGCAAAGCCTGTTTACTTGGAGGAGACTTCTAGTGGACAACCTCTTGCTTGGCTAGAGAATGTTAGGACAAGGAGAGTCTCGAGGACAATAGGAGCCTCAGGTTTCTGGAGTGGAGCACCTGAAGTTTATCCTCTTAGGAATACTCTTGTAGTTAATCAGGCTTCTTATTCTACACAAGTAACTCTGTGGTATGACCAGACAGTTCCTGATTTGATGACTGGGAAAGCAAGTGCAGGAGAAGCGACAGGTCTTACTTTTCCTGATACTACTAATGTGATACATATAGATGATTACTACAATGGAGTAAGTATTCAAGCAGAGGTTGGAACAGGAGTAAACACAGCTGGTGATGTCATCACTGATTATGATGGAGCCACAAGAGTTTGTGTTGTAACTGGAACATATGGTGCTGATACTGAGTTTGGAACACTTACTATGCTTCCTGAAGAATGTGAACCTTTGATTCTTCTTGATGCTACTGTACTTGCACTGGCGAAACCTTCGAGTAATGTTGATGAGAAGGTTTTTCAATATTATCTAAATGAGAGGAGAGAGGCAAAGAGAGACTTGGTAGAATGGCTAGAAACTAGGATTAAAGGCTATGGAAGAGTAGAAATTACGGAGGAGGGTCTCTAGAATGATTAAAATGTTCAAAGAGCCTTTTACTGGGAACTACAATGGAATTACTCCAGCTACTTTACTGCCAGTAGGAAGTGTGAGTGACGGTCTCAACGTTAGGAAGATTGGGGAAGGTGGAGGCTGGAAGCCAAGAAAGGGCTGTACTGTACATAATACTACTGCTCCAGGATGCTCAGCTGCGACAACAGGTTTCTTGTCTCTTCATCAATATACTCATCCGAGGAATGAGGATTATCACTTTCTAGGCCAATTTGCCTGCACAGGTGATGGTGGAGTTTTGTATGACGCTACTGATGATCCTCCAGCTTCTGGGACTACCTTTGGAACTTCTATTAAGAGTAGTCTTTCAGAAACTGTTCCTGGCTTTTCTACTATGGTAGGAGAACATTTCTTCTATGCTGATGGAAGTGGAAGGCCTATTGTGTGGGGAGGAGACCTTCCTTTCTGCAGTGGTTTTATTGCTCATTTTGACATAGGTGATACTGGCACTCCTGATACCTATGTAGATTATACGAGGGAAGTGATAGACAACAGAACTGGTACAATGGCAGTACTGAGAGCTGACGTGCATGATGTTTACTATGTATGTAGTCCTGAGATTGCTAGTGCTGTGAAGTTGACTTTGGGAACTACAGTCAATTTGGAAGCTTCTGTATTGACTGTAGAGAGTTGGCAAGCGGGTGCTTGGGATAGTAGAACTAGTGACGCTGCTTGGGACGACGGGACAGATGATCCAGCAGGAGATACTCACGGAAAGACTGGAACGGTAACTTGGACTGTACAAACTCTTGACACTATGAGAGTTATTGGTGGTATCATGGGTTACTGGTATAAGTTTAGTTTCAGTGGTGTATTAACTGCTGGAGTTCAGATTACTAAGTGCCAAGTAGTCTTTGCTGCTCAGAGTTTGACTAATAAGTGGAATGGAGTCTATGAATATCCAACTGCTGTTAGATTCTTTGACCAAAGTACTGGAGAGTATATAGATGCTACAGGAAAAGTGCTCAATGAATCAACAAGTCAATATATGCAGATTGGAAGTATGAATACTGCTGATTTTATTCTTGTCAAAAGTGCTGAGCCTCTGACAGCAATAGGCTTTGCAATGGTTGTTGACTATACACAACAAGAGGCATCGAAGGTTGACCAGATAGATGTTTGGAGTGGAACTAGTTGGACAGCAGTGACTACTGGAATTATTGACGAGACTCTAGATGAGGCAGGAGATTCTTCTCTTGCCCAGACAGGAACTATTTGGTTCAATGCTGCTGCTGTGACGGCGAAGAGGAGGACGTTTGACTGGGACAGTATTCCTGGCTATTGGTATCGTGTGAGTATAGATACAACTCTTACTGATACAGATGTTAGAGTATTCATGATGGCTACAGCGATGTTTCCTGAAGTTCTAGCTGCAGCAGATGGGGTTATTGAGTTTAAGAATAGACTCTTTACTTGGGGAGATCCTGAATATCCTAATAGACTTCGTTACAGTGCTAATGGGAGGCCAGATTGTTTCTCTGGAAGTGACAGTGGTTATACTGATGCTTTCGGAGATATGAAGCCGATTACTTGTGCTCTACGTTTTTATAACGAGTTAATAGTGTGGAAGGAAGATTCCGTGTGGCTTCTGGAGGGTTTTTCTCCTCAGACTTTTGGGACTCTACGGATAGCTGATACTATTGGTCTTGCAAGTCCTAAGAGTGCTGTGGTTGTAGAGACAGGATATCCTGCTATGAAGACAGATGAGCCTCTCTCTATTGCCTTGTGGCAAGACACTGATGGAGTCTACGTACTTGATGGTAGGAAGCCTAAGAAGGTTTCTGGTCCTGTGGATCACTACTTTAATACTGAGTATACTACTGCTATAGCTGCAGCCTCCATTAACAACAGGCAGGCTTTCGTTGATCCACTTAATAATGAATATCATCTTCTTCTTCCAACAAGTGAGTTGGTTTACAACTATGTGAGAGCAGAATGGTATCCTCCTTGGGAGAGGAATGTAGATCTGGTTTGTGGAATTTCTCTCAGAGGGACAGACAACAGATATTATACTTATGGAGGAGATGCTGCTGGGACAGTCTACAGACTTGAGAATGACACTACAGACAAGGCTGAGAATGCAGCGAGTCCTTACTATACTGATGTAGCTATTTCTCACAAGATAAAGACGAGGGCTATTTCTGTTAAACAACCTGAGGCTACCACGCTTCGTTTTTCCTTTAGGAAGTTGTGGGTGGAAGGAAAAGCGCAAGATAATCCTACAGCCATTACAACAACTTTCTTCAAGAATATGATTGACACTGGGACAGCATTAGCTGTTCCTGCTGCAATCGATATGGAAGTTGATGACCACGGTCTAGCGTTTGATGGACTTGATACAAGTCAAGAAGGTTGTGTCTGTTTTGAATTGGAGTTTTCTCTAAATAGTGCTGATCTTGAGATGGAATTGTGGAGTTTCCTCTACCAGCTGGAGGCAAGGGGAGAAATTGAGCTCTAAAGCTAGAAGACCTTATCTGATGGGAAAGAAGTCTGTGACTCAATTCTATCAGGCTCCTGTTAGATACTTGAAAGAACTAGTAGGGAAGGAGAGTAAGTTCGAGAAGCCTTATGTGGACGAGGAATATAGGAAGATGCACTTTGACTTTCCTTGGCCTGACTGGCCTCCTTTTCCTCCTATTTCTCCCTGGCCTCCTCTTCCTCCAATAGAGGGGCCAGTACCAGGACTTCCTGGTTGTGCTATAGTTTGTTATGGACCTCTTGATTGTGATGAACCTATTTGGTGTCATCCTAGTATTTGGTGCGGACAAGACTTAGATTGTACTTTGTGTACTTGGGAAGTGAAGGGGGCAACAACTGGCTTTACTGCTCATAGAACTGGAGGCGCCTGGGGAATAGATGTCTGGATAGATAGTGAATTAGTAGAGGCCGATGGCGCAGCACTTATTAGAGTGTGCATGACTGATCCTTGTGGAAATGTTTGTTGTAGTGAGGAAAGTGTAAGTTGTAAAATTTGTCCTCCAGAAGTAGCAGTGAATTGGGCTAGCGGGGACTTAACGATAGGACAAAGTAGTAGTGTTGGGGTTTCAATAGCTGATGGATTAGGACCTTACAGTTGGAGTGTAGCAGGAACTGGATTCTCTATGCTTCATGAAGAAACTGCAGGAGTTAGCAATACTCTCCAATCTGATGAAACAGCTTGTGGACCAGCAACAATTACAGTTACTGACTTTTGTGATGGTACAGCAACTGGCTATGTGAGGTGTACTGCAGATAGTCATTGGGTAAGTAAGGAAGGTTGTTATCCTTGTCCAGCAGCCTGTAGCAGAAATGTTTGTGCGACTTGTGATCCTCTTGATAATATTGTTGCTGGTTATAGACAGTGGGTTATGGTAGGGCAATATGAGTACAGTACTGATGATGATGACTGTCCTCCTTGGTGGGGAGACTTCATGTGTACTACACCTAGTACTAATCCTCCCCCCTGCGGATCACCAGGAGCTTGTGGTGGGGGAGTTACATGTAATGATAACAGACAATGTATGGCATATAGTGCATTTTATCAAGAGTGGGAGTGTGTCTAATGAGAGAGAAGATAGAAACAAAATTAAGTGTCTTTGGTTTTGGGGGGTTACAGAACCTAGTAACACTCTTTAATATTCTTGAAAGAGAGAATATTTCTATCAATGATGTTAGACAATTTATAGCTTTTGCTTTAAAGAGAAGAGAAGAGAATGAAATTGGTTTTCAGAAGATGATAGCAAAGAGAGATAAGGAGATGAGAAAATTGGCTGGTAATTGTCCTAAATGTAAAACTCCTCTTAGGATAAGAACTATTCATTCACCTAAAGGAAAAGCAAATGTTTACGGCTATAGGAGTCATTATTTTTGTGGAAACGAGGAGTGTGACTATGAGAAATACTCAAAAGAACCTGTAAAAATTCTTGTCAAGAAAATGGTGAGGAGGTAGAGAAATGGCTATAGGAGAAATGGGAATGTTCTTGCCTGCAGAGAGTGCTTATGGGACTCCAGGAGCTTACTCCCAGGCACTTAGGGCTGAGGCTACTAAGAGGGCAAGTTACTTGAGTGAAATGGACCAGTTCTATGCAAGTCTGGAGGAGTCAAAGAAGCAATTTGAAGAGACAATGAGTTTTAGAGAAGAGTCCTGGGAAGAAGAGATGGGACTGAGGAAAAGTGAAGTGGCTCTTCAGAGACGTCTAGGAATAGGACAATTGCTCCTGGGGATGTACCAGGCAAAGACGGGGAGAATAGCCTCAAGACAAAGGAGAGAACCTCTTTATCTAGGACGAGATGAGAAACTTGACTTTCTCAAGAAGATATGGAGAGATCAACAGAGGAAAGAGAGTGGTGGAAGCAGTTGGCTTGGTCCCGGATTCTCTTATCCCTCTACTGGCTCCCCTGGAACATGGGACTAGATTGATTCAAAAATCGAATTAATGGAGAAATATTATGCCAAGAACTAGTTGGGCAGACTTCTGGCAAATGCGATCTTTTATGGAGAGGCTAAAGCCGAAGGAGGAAGATGCTCTAGAGAGAGCACAGAAGGTAGTTGGATTAGAAAGTTCTTTGCTGGGTCTTACTAAGGCACGGAGAGAACTGGCTGGGCCGAGTCCTAAAGAAAAATACCTAGAAAGCCAGAGAAGTGAGCAAGTTGGAAGTGCTCTAGAGATGTTTGGAACTCTTTATAAAACTGCTTCCCCAGCCTCCAGGAAGATTCTGGGAGAACAAATGACAAGTCTTTGGGGACTAATGAGTCCTACTGACAAGACTAAGTTTGAGATGCTGGTGAGTCATACTCCCATTAATCCGAGAATCCAAAAGGCTATGTGGTTTGAAGAGACTAATCCGAGACCTAGGATGCCTATTGTGAGAGAAGGAGATGGAACTTGGACTAATGTCCCTCCAAGGAGCCCTGAATATAGAAACATGTGGGCAGAATATGACATTAGTTCTGACGAGTGGAACACACTTAGGCAGATGGCTGTGGAAGGGAAGAGTGCTAGTGAAGCTAACTGGAAGAGTCTTCCTAAACAGTATCAGACAGATAATCCTAAGGTCACAGCCTACAGAGATCCTCTGGACAAGAGAGTGAAGTATTTTGACTGGGGAGCAACTGACCAAGCTGAGATACTTAATGCCGTGGAGAAAGGATGGGCTACACCGGCTGATATGATGACTAGTGGAGTAGTACCGTTGAGTGTTCCTAGAGAGTATGTTGACAGTGGAAGACCTGTGACAGTGAGACAAGTTAAGGAAGTTGTCTCTGGAGATGTGAAGTTGGACTATGATGTTGCTGGACCTTTAGAAAAGGGAAAGCGAGCTCCTAAGGCATTGACTGATGCTATTAGTCTTATAGATAGTGGAATTCATCCAAGTAAACTTAAGGTGAAATCTCCTGCAGTTATTAATTATTACACTCAGCTAGATGCTATTACTAAAGCCACTGGAGAAGAGAGAAATGACTTGCAAGAAGCACTCCAACAAAGTATTGCTGGAAAGTATCCTTCTGAGGAGAGGTATATTCCTTTTGTTCCTCCTCCAGAAAGACAGAAAGACGCTTGGTATAGGATACAGCAGACTCTGGACTGGGTTCCTGGCTTAGCATTTTTTGTTCCTACTCCAACTCCTGGTAAGCAGGGGAATGTAGCTCTTGTCCAGGCAGATAGACTTGTAGAATTCTTTGACAGAAATGGGAAGCCTAATAGATTTTGGTGGAGTGACATTCATAGAGTTGCCTATGATACTAATGGAGTTCCTATTAAAGAGACACTGGGGAGAGTCCCTGGAGATCAACTTAACATAGTGTGGAGTGAGTAATGACTAAGGGATATGAAGTGGAAGAGAAAGAAGGAGTTGCTGGCTATCCTTCTCCAGAGAAGAAGGGAGTAAGAGGCTACGACTTCAAGCCTCCTTCAGGACCACTGAAACCTGTGCCTCTTAGAGGATGGGAGTACAAGTTTGCTACAGGAGAATTCTTTGGCCCCAGAAGAGACCTAACTGGTGGAGGATTTTTTGAAGCTATCTATGACCCTGTGGCAACTAGAGCTGTCAGTGCTAATGTGTATGCAGGAGTGAGAACTGTTGCTGAAATTCTTCCCTATGCTAGATATATCTTTCCGAGTGGGAGGGATGAATGGGCTAGGAAGACAACTACTGGCCAGACAGTAGAACTCGGCATAGAGGCTCTTACAATACTTCCTATAGGACTTATAGGGAAGGGACTTCAAATTACTGCAAGGGGAGTAAGTAAGGTGGGAACTTTTCCCTTCAGAATGACAAAGAAATTTGCTCTCCAGAAGAAGGTAGGAAGGCTGATGGAACAAGATCCTTTTCTTGACTTTGCTTCTACAACTGTGAAGAAGTATGAGAGATTGTCTGCTGCAGAAAGGGCGATGAAGAAATATGAAATTGATTCTGAGGAGGCTACCAGTCTACTTCGCAGGAGACCTTGGATTTGGGAGAAAAGTGAGAAGAGTGGTGCTCTTTGGCAAGGAGAAGGAAGTAGTAATTTTAAGAAGCTCTTTAAGAAAGATGGCTATCTGCAGAAAGATGTAGCAGAGCAACTTGGGAGATGGTCTAGGCCTCACGATGTTCAAGAGTTGAAGCATTATACAGTAGAATGGATAAAGCTTGTTAAAAAGACTTTTGGACTTAAGTATGATCCAGCTAATGTTTTTAAGATGCAAGCAGTTAAATTATTTGGAGAAGAGATAGGAAAGGCTCTTAAGTTTGGAGATGTAGATACAAGGACTTTTGGTCATTTAATTAGAGATCTCCTAGAGGAGAATCCAGCCAAACTCATGCAAAGAATGGACATAGGCTATGGACATAGAATGTTTTATCATTTCCTTCCTGCGAGGAAAGTGTTTGGCTTTGGAGAAAGAGTCTGGCAGACATTTTCTAAGATTCATGAGCCTATTGGAGAAATGTTCACCAACGCTAATAAGTATGGGACATTAATGACTAGCAGATTTCATGCTCTCTTAGCCTCTCGGGGACTTGGACGTCTTACTGCTCCGAGGGAGGCTGGAGTAGTTATGCTTAAGAAGAACTTCTCCAAGAGAGAGTGGGAACAAGCAGGAGAACTTGTCACGAGCCTTGATGATGCAGTGGGGAGAGGAATAGAGCAAACAGGACTCCAGGGCATAATGGACCAAGCTCCTACAACTGTACAGAAGATAGCAAAGAGTTGGTTTGACTTCACTGATGATCTCTATAGGGACTACATGAAGAAGAAAATCCCCCAAGTGTTTGAGGAAATAGGACTCACAGGGAGAGGAAGAGATGGACTGGCTCTCTTGATGAAAGGAGAAAAAGGCATAGACAATGTTGTCGATGTCACTCTTTCTCAGTCAGCTAATTTAGCTTACGCTGACAAGGCTAAGATTCTTGAAGCTATGCTGGAGAAGACAAGAGGAAGTCTTAAGGGGAATTTGGACTGGTTTGTAGACAAGCCCCTTAATGCTCTCACGAAGGCTGAAAAGGCAACTCTTAGGGAGAAGTTAGTAGGAGGACTAGAGGAACTTCTTCCTATGGAGAAAGGAAGTAAGAAAGGTTTTGTCAACTACCTTGACAAGTATGCTACGAGAATCTACAGCAAGCAATTTGCTCAGTCTATGGAGAGGACAAGAGACCTCGCTAAAAGTAGGAAGGCAATGTTTACTAAAGGGAGGACAAGAGAATTTGCAGAGGAGGGAAGAATAACTGACTTGACAAGAATTGCAGAGGCAAGAATTAATATGCAAGCAAAAGAGTTGTATGTATATAAGCCTCTGGAGAAAGTAATTGATCACGCAAGGACGCTACCTGAGAAGTTCAGGAACTACAGTGAGCATTATATTGCTAGGCAGTTGGGAGAAGCAAGTCATGCTGATGTTGCTCTTTCTCAGTGGCTCACAGGGACAGTTGGAGTGCTTACGAAAAGAGTCTATGACGAGAGGAGTGTCGCTAACTTAGCTCACACTATTAATGACCTAGTGTATATGGGAGGTCTAGGATTTAAGCCCTTCAGTGCTATGAGGAATTACTTCCAGCCTCTTCTAATGGTTCCTGCAGACTTAGGTGGACTGAAGGATTTCTATTGGCTAGGAAAGGGTTATGCAGCTGCTTTTAAGAAACCCACGAGAGACTATATAAAGTCTGTAGGTGCTATACAAGAGTTTGCCCCAGACTTGTACCTCAGGCCGAGAGTACTTGGCTTCGGTGGCTCCTTCACTGTAGGAGGAAAGAAGTTTGACCTTCCTTCAACTCAGACTATGAGGGACTTGGCACTGTGGATGTTTAAGAACAGTGACAGGCACAATAGATATGTTACTGGGGGAGCAGCTATTGAGAAGTGGGACTACTTCTCAAAGAAATTTCTCTCTAAGAGTCTCGGAAAAAAAGAGATGAAGCTGTTCTCTAAGAAGCTTAACCTAGGTTCTCGAGAAGAGTGGGTCAGAGCACAAATCAATGAGCATCTTCGTAAAGGGACTCTGGGAGGACTAGAGGAGGCAAAGAAAGTTTGGGTCTATGACGTTATTGCAGACACTCAGTATTTATATGGGACTCTAGGAGCTCCAATTTATGGACAGAGTGCTGGAAGCCTCGGCAAGATGGCTGGTATTTTCCAAAGTTGGTGGATGAACTATGGTGCGGCACTAGAGAAATGGGCATTGAGGACTCCAGGGGCTGTTCCCATTGTTAATAAGAGAACAATGACTTGGCTTCTTGCAGGAGCTATTGTAGAGGAGACAGCCTCTAAGTTGTGGCAACAGAAGACTGCTGCTAAGATGGTTCATGTAGGTCCTTTCCCTCTGAGAGTAAGTGAATTTATGATTCCTCCTACATTTGCTCCTGTCTACTATGGCGCGAAGGTACTTGCTGATGGGATTGATGCAGCTAAGTACCAGGAGCCTGAAAGGTTTAAGAGGAGTGTGAAAGCACTGGCGAAGAGTGGACTTATGTTTACTCCAGGAGGGCTACAGATGGGACAATTTTACAGAGGAGCACAGAAGGAAGGATGGGAGGGTTTTGCAAAAGCTATCGTGAGGTATGATCCTGAGAGGGAGGAGGAATACTAGATTGATTCAATAATTGAATCACTGGGCTAAAATGGATGGGTCAAAATGGACCAGTGATTCAATTATTGAATCAATGTAGAAATGTAAATAACTTAACTAGGCGGAGGAAGAAGAAATGTATCAAGTAGATTTGTACAATGAAGCACTTGCTCAGGGGACAGACTATAGTGCAGAGTTAGACTTAAACGACTACGAGCTTCCTGCATGGCATTTCGCTCTCTATCATATCCATACAGGAGCCGCTTCTACTCTAACTCTCACAATCCAATACTCTTATAATAAACATACTTGGGTTGATGGAGCAACGCTTCTGACGACTGGGGCAGTTGGAAGTGGTATGCTTTCAGTAGACGAAGCTACGATTAATAAACTTTATGCCCAGAGATACTTGAGGTTTAAGATTGTTGTGGCTACTGCAGATGCTACCAATGTCTTCTTGTCTCTAGGAATGGCTTAAGGAGGAGGAGAAAATGTACCAAATAGACTTATATAATAAAGCACTTAATGTAGGAACAGAGTATAGTAATACAGTAGACCTAACGACTTACCGTCTTCCTGCTTGGGAATTTGGCCTCTACCATGTTCATGCAGGGACAGTAGGATCAACGCTTACTCTTAGAACCCAGTATTCCCTTCATGGTGATGCTAATGGGACTTGGACTGATGGAGCAAAGATTTTGGGTAATGGGGCTATTGGAAGTGGAGTTGTTCCTGTGGATCAAGCTGTTACTTATAAGCTTTATCCTATGAAATATTTGAGGTTTAAGGTTATTGTTGGCGTCCAGAATGCCTCAAATGTTTTCTTGTCTCTTGGCATGGCTTAGGAGTCTACTATGTGGAGTCTCATGTTTGAAGAGGAGAGCATAGAGGACGAGGCAAAGTGGTCTCCTCATAAAACTCTCCGTGATTTTTCTTCTGTCCATGCTTTTGAGTACATGATTTCAGGAGTAGGGACAATAGATATAGAAGTATATACTTCCATCTCCGGAGAGGTGTGGATTTCTAACGGAGTAAAGGCTACTGGAGTTGGAAGTGGAAGTGGTCCTGGAACTAATGGGAGTGACATTATCCCCCTTAGATTGAAGCCTGGAGACCTCATTAAGTTTAAGGCGACTGCTACAGGAGCCACTGTTCTTTCGTTGTGGTTCACCCAGAAGTAGATTTTGTTAATAACTGGAATGATTCAAAAATTGAATCAATGGAGAAGAAGAATGAGTTTTATTCAACCAGGAGAAGTCAGTCTAAAGTGGACTCTGGTTTTCATAGGACTGTCCCTTGTCATAGGAATTGTGGCAGGTAGCTGGATTACTCTACTAGTGAGGATAGCAGGATGACTTGGAGACCTGTAGAAGCTACATTATTTCTCGAAAAGGCAGCTGCTCCAACAGTAAATGATGACCAGAATGAGGGTTATCTCGTTGGAGACATTTGGCTAGACGAGACTAATGATGCAGCCTACTTGAATCTAGATGTGACTGTTGGAGCTGCTGTTTGGAAACATACTAGTCTTGAAGAAGCAGTCATAGATCATGGTTCTATTTTAGGACTAGGAGATGATGATCATCCTCATTATCACAATAATGCTAGGGGTGATGCTCGCTACTATACTGAAACAGAACTGGACGCAGGACAATTAGACAATAGATACTTTAGAGAGAATGAATTTCTAAATGCTTCTGCCGGCGCAGGAGATGCAGACAAACCGGTAATTTTAGATGCTGCCGGACACGTAGATGCCACTATGATCAATGATGCCGATATAGATCATGGCACTATAGGAGGATTAGTAGGTGACGATCATTTGCAATATCATACGGATGCTAGGGGAGACGCTCGTTATTATACCGAGACGGAACTAGATGCTGGTCAACTTGATGATAGATACTTCACAGAAGCAGAGCACATAAATTCAAGTGCTGGTGCTGGGGATTCCGGTAAGCCTGTTAAATTAGATGCTGCTGGTCATATTGACGCTACTATGATCAATGATGGAGATGTAGACCACACAGCCATTGCTAATATAGGTACTAATACTCATGCTCAGGTTGATACTCACATCGCTGATGGAACTAAGCATTTTCTAGAAGGAGCTATAGACCACGGCTCAATATCAGGCCTCGCTGATATAGCTGATCATCCTTATGCAGTTTTGATTACAGGAGCAAGATCACTTACTGGTGATTGGAATATTGGAAACCACAAGCTTGGGATAAATACCGTTCCTTCTTATCCGCTACATATAGTAAATGCTCCTGGTGACGAAACTCTCTTTGCGTCTTATATAGACTTAAATCCAACCGGGACACTTACGGATGATCGTGAGTACATCGGCTCATATGTTGATATTGACTCAAGTACTGATAGAGACGGCCATGCTCTTGAGCTGAAAGGTTTCAGATCTCTTGTGACCAACCGTGGGGATGCCACTATTGCATATGGCTTCCAGTCTGCTGTGACCCATGATAGTGTAGATACAGCTACCCAAATAGCCTCGATATGGGGTAATACAAGAGTACTCCAAGGCGCAGTATCGGCTGCCTATGGATCACGAAATAGGGTCAGGGTTCAGGACACAGGTGCGGTGACTCTTGCCTACGCTATGTACGGGCAGATTCAAATGTTGGCTACTGCCAAGACATTGGGGACAGCTTATGGCTCAAAACAGAGTATTGAACAAACAGCCGGGACAATTACAACTGGCTATCTTTTTCATGGTGCATATACTGGAACGATAGGGACTAAGTGGGGGATCTATCTGACCGGCGAGACTCAAAGTTATCTTTCAGGTAATCTCGGACTCGGGGTAGCCCCTGGCGCTAAGCTGGATATCAATTCAGACATCATTCGATTAAGAACAGCAAAAACTCCAGCCTCGGCGGGTGCGGCTGGAAATGCCGGAGATATTTGTTGGGATGCAACTTATATTTATATCTGTGTAGCTACAAATACTTGGGAAAGAGTCGAGCATGTTACATGGGCATAAAGGAGGAGAAAATGACGAAGAAAATGAAAAAGGTTGTAAAGAAAAAGGAAGTCGAGATCAAGAAGAGGACTCCTGTTTCAGAAGAAGAACTCCGTCAAATGCTAAATGAGCAAACCCAAAAGCAGATCCAGACTTGTCGAGAAGAATGGAACGAAGCTAGTAAAAGAATTCTAGACAAATATCAATGTGCGTTAGAAATTACTATGTTAGTGACTTCAGAAGGAAATATTCCTAGACTTACTATAATTCCTAGGAGGAGACAGTAAAAGAAATGAATACTATTAGTTGTCCAGAACCCGAGTTTAAATTATTCGTAAGGAAGAAGTTTGAGACTCTACAAAAATGTCTTAATAGTAAAGTCTCTTGGACAATGTCAGGAGTTATTGTTGGCATTTTTACAGCAATTTCCCTACTTGTCTACAGCGCTTACAGCGGAGAACAGGCAAGACAATGTACAGAAGCCGCAAAGAACTCTACCGGAGTTCAGGAACTCAAAATTAACGTGAGAGTAATGCAAACAGAATTCAGTCATGTCAGAGACAAGCTAGAGGATTTAAAGGAAGCACAGGAGACTCAATTCGGAGAAGTTATAAGGAAATTAGACAAGCTCAACGAAAAAGGAGGCACAAGACCATGAGAAGAACAATACTTATAATCGGTTTAGCTATCCTACTTGGTTTAGTTATTATAGGAGTCACAAACTCCTTGGCAGGACAAGTGGTATTTGAGTGGGACGCTAATAGTGAGAGTGATCTTGCAGGCTACAGACTTTACCAGACTACTACACCAGGACAATACGTCTATGGACGGGACAATGCTGTAGGAATTATCCCAGTAGGCACCGAGACGTTTACTCTTATTATGGATGTAGATGGAGAATTCTGGTGGGTACTTACTGCTTATGATACTGCAGAGAATGAAAGTGGTCCTTCAAATGAAGTGACTACTGTTGTAAACTTTAAACCTCCTAGTCCACCTACTGGCTGCGTACTGAGGATTCCAGGACAATGAACTGGTTTGGATGGCTCTTTACGGTTGTGGCTTCTGTTGCATTCGCAGGAGCATTTATTGGAGCACTCTACTTAATATTTACTAATAGAAAAGAAGAAAGAAGAAAAAATCTAAGAAAAAGGAGGTGAGAAACCATGAAACTAGCAGTTGTCTTAGCGTTCGCAAGAATGGCTTATAAGATGATCTTGCGAGATCTGTTGAAGAATGCTATAGATGATCCTGCTCAAGAGTGGGATGATCTAGTTCTTAAAGTACTAGATGCCGTGTTTGGCTACAATGAGGAGTAACTAATGTCTTGGCGAGAACGTCTTAAACTTTTTATCGGTTCAATGAAGCTATTGTTATCATATCTCAAATGGCGTTTTCGAAAAAGGTAAAACTTTGGAAGGGCAGGAACTTTCTCCTGCCCTTTTTTTACTTTCCTTCTCCTTCCTCTTTTAGTATTCTCTCCCACTCCTCTTTTGTAAGAGGAGCAAGTACATAATACTGCACTGTAGAAATATCAAAGTCCAAAAGGAGTTCCTTCTCCTCGTGGAATGATAAGGAGTCCTTTCCGTGTCCTTCTTCAATATATCTAAATTTTCTCATTTCTCTTCTCCTTTCCATCTATAAGATTTAATTCCATCTGCTGAGACTCTCTCTTCTACCATCCCCATAGCTATGATAGTGTCAAGCACAGTTAAGAGTTCTGGTTTGTTTGTGTTTCTATAGTTTATAGACAACAACTCAGGGAAAGTTACATTCCTCCTATGCCTAATTTGTCTCATAATTAGTTCTATATCTACTGAGGTTATAGACCTCCCATGTCCTCCTAAAGCGTCTCCAGCAGTCTTAAGGACAGTCTCAAGAAGTTCTGTTGATGCCTCGATATCACTCAATTTTATAATAAGCTCATTAGAGTAAGAAACATGTATAGCCATAGCAACTTTAAGTGCTGTGACGTGCATTCTTTCTATGAAGGAGTGGAGTCTCTCGTCTTTTGTCGCATTCACTTTGTCGTCGAGAGTACTGTACCAATTCTCGAAATACTCCTTAGAGTTCTTTGTCCATTTGAATTCTCCCGTCAGCATAGCCACAATAGACAAGTCATGAAGAAGTTCACTGTAGAGGTGTTCACTAGGAATGCTTGGTATAGGGACTCTCTTGTATTTATCGTAGCCAGTAATAATGGCGAAGCGACTTGTGAAGCCTTGACCAATAGCTTCTTGAGGCAAATTAGCTGCGAGCCAACTGGGAGTAGTAGCAATAAAGCAAGAAATACAAACTCCATAGAGTTTATCGTGTCCTTTACCACTAGTGCCATATTCCCATTCATCCTGAGAATCGTAAAGTTCTGTCAAGACCTCTACCATTCCCTTTGGATCTACAGCTAGGAGACCTGACATTTCTTTAGATATAAGACCGATGGGAGTTTGTGGTCTCAGTTCATTATTATAAGTAAAGTGTTCAGTTTTATAAAGCTCTGCCAACTCTTTTGTAAAATCCCTCTTAGAGAAAGAGTCAATAGAGACAGGAATACCTGTCTTCATGAGCATTTTCTTTGCCAGAGTTGGAGGTCCAGCTTTGCGACACTTTCCAGGTGGGGCTACTAGGAGTACATAGATATTAGGGAAGATTGGCTCTAGGCCGTAAGGGAGCCAAGTGCGTCTCTGGAGTGTAGTGCAGAGGGTAAATAATCCTCCCCAGAGCCAGAAATCTCTCGGCGCTTCAGTGTCTTCGACATATTCCTGTAGTCCAGTGAGCCAGTTAGTAAGCTTCCTTTTGCCAAGTTTCACCTCACCTCCCTCCTACATTGATTCGTTTTTTGAATCAAAAGAGTTTTTACAGACAATCTCAGAAACAGGTATTCTTTCTAGTTCTTTCACAGAAGTTTGCGTAGGGCCTGAACTTACTAGTCGAAGATTATCTAAGAATGGAGCTGGCCATTCTTCTACAACATCCCAAAGGATAATTTTCTGTCCTTTAATAGTAGTTGTTTCTTCTTTATAACGAATTTTTACCAAATCAAAGTTATGTTCCCTACAGAATTCTCTTATGTTTTCTACGGGTTCTCCTTTCCACTCAAAAATTCTCATAGCTTCACCTCCTTAAGGCTTCCCCAATCACTCCCAGTCTTAAAGTCACAAGGAATAACTAGCTCTCTATTGTTTATCTGAAGAGGAATTTCTAGAGCACTCTTTACTTCAGCCATAGCACAGGGAATGTCAATAGGTAGACATTGTCCAACTACTTCATCGTGGACATTTAGAAGAGGTTCGAAGATACTAGAAGTTTCGTGAAGAGTCTCTATACCTACTTCCAAAATTTCTCCCACAGTAGATTGCGGTCTGAAAGCTAAGGCACTGCGAAAGAGGTTGTCACTGAGGCGACCACGAAATACTCTCTTCCTGAAGAAAGGAGCACAAGTGATAAGTGTCCTAGTAGCTCTGATTTCCTCTTTTGTTTTGTTCTGCCAAGACACAAGCATAGGGTTATTTGTCTTGTATTGGTGAAGAAGTCTTTTACATAAGTCGAGTTTAAAGTAAATTTCTTCACGAATTAAAATTGTCTGGAGCATTATTGGTCCCATTCCATAGGAAGCAGCGTAGACAATAGCCTTAGTTATTCTTCTGTAGAATTCAAGGGTATATTCAACTCCAGTAAGATTGCTCTTGTAGAGAGCATCAGGAATGTAATTTACATTCTCTGGGATTTGGAAGATCATTTTGCAGTCAAGCCAATGAGTATCTTCACCAGCGAGAAATGCTTCTATTAGCCTGGTGTCATTAGACTCCCAAGCAATTACCATTTTCTCGGCTGTCCTAAGGTCACCAGCAAGGAGTACTTTCTCCTCGTCAGGAATAAAGAGACTACTCACGAGGCGACCTTCCTCAGTCCTTACGGGAATGTTCTGGAGATTACCGCCTCCACCAAAAATACTTTCAGAGGACGAGAGACGATAAGTGGAAATAAAGGAGTAAGAAGTCCTGATGCGATTATCTTTCTCTACCTTCATGCTAGCATAGGTAGAAGACAACTTTGCAAATTTTCTGTGGTCTACAATTGCTTTGAGAACCTTATTCTCAGGATGCTTTTTACGCAGTCTATTGAGAGCATCCTTGTCAGTAGTAGGCTTCTTTGTCTTGTGATTGTACTGCATAGGGAGGCCAAGGTAGCCATAGACTAGGCGGATCATCTGGGGAGAAGAATTGAGATTCCAACTTTGGCCAGTAGATTCAGTAAGTAGCTTTTCAGCTTCAACAACCTTCTCTCCGAAAATCTTTTGCAACTCTCCCTTCTTCTCTACATTTATTTTAACTCCCCTAATTTGCATAGCAAGAAGAGAAGGAATAACACTCATAGTCCTCTTATATCCATTCCAAGTGCCAAGTTCCTTAGCATCCCTCTCTGTTTGAGGCCAAATTTCTCTTGTGACACAACAGTCTCGCCCGTTGTAGATGAATTCTGCTTCATCGCCTATACGACGACCATCCCATACTTTACCATCGTCCTTATAGTAAGGCTCCCATGTATAAATACTTGTCAAAGTTTCAAGAGCTTTCTTTAAGTAAGGATAAGAAGCATGATAACACAGCATAGAATCTTCGACGCTCCCAGAGGCACAGCGGAGACCATAGTAGCGTCCAAGCACACTTAGGTCAAAGAGGCAGTTGTGGAAGATTTTCTTCACCTTCGAGGAGAGAAATACCTCACTGATTTTTTGTAGTACTCTCGCTTCCTCTGGGAGACTCCAAAAGAACCTTCTGTTCCGGAGGAAAGGAATTACAAAGGCATAGTCTGGTTGAGGAGAGAACCCTATACACCAAAGAAGAGGACCTTCGTCAGAGAAGAGAGTCTCTATATCTACTGCTACAAGAGGTTGGGCAAGAAGAAGATCAAGTTGATGAATTGCCCCTGCTGCAGTAGAGATTATTTTGAACTCCCTCTCTGGCCTCTTGAAGTCTTTAGTAGAAGATTGCTCTATGACTCTCTCAAGATCTCTGAGGAAAAGTGGGAGAGCATTCTGTTGTTGTCTCTTCTTCTCCCCAAGGAGTCTCTCTTCAGGTTCATTCATTAGTCTATTAACGTAGGAAGGATGGAAGCAGGGGTAGACTTTGAAGCCTTCTACGAGTGTACAAGGAAGGACAGAGCCTCTCCATTTAGTGATGCGCTTCTTTCCCGTGAGGATTGTCATCGCAACTCCTCCAAGGGCCACAAGAACATTGATAGCTCCTTCTTTCTTTTTTTCCTCAAGCCAACTACGAAGGTAGTCTATATGTTCTTGTCCCTCCCAAGTTGGACGAGTGTTTTTCTTGTCTTGGAAGTAGTAGTTAATGATGTTTTTAGGAGGTCTTTGTCTAAAAATGTTTCCTATGAGAACTTCACTTCTTGCAATACCTACTGTTCTGAAACAGCGGTCTAGAAGTTGTCCCGCAGCCCCTACAAAGGGGCGTAGAGCAGAGTCCTCTTCGCCTCCTGGTGCTTCTCCTATAAAGCACATCTCTGCGCTTGGTGGACCTTCAAAAGGCACTATATTGGTTGTCAGTCTCTCCATGCCTCTCCTCCTCTAGTTGATCGTGTAGAAACATATTTAGGAAGTCATTTAAATCTTCCAGTTCATTCCTCGTGAACGATATTGATATGACATCTTCTCCTGACTGCCTTCTGGCTTCAGGAACTATTATTTCTTGATAGGCTCTTTGAAGTTTTTTCTTAATCTTTCTGATTGCCATCTTTTTTCTCCTCCTTTGGGAAAGGACCCCTCTCTGTTGTTACTATTAAGCCGTGCTCTTTTATCCTTTTGTATTGAATGTTGTCATAATAAGAAAGAGCCTCTTTTATTATATTGAGAATTGTTGTCTTTCCACTTCCAGCTGGTCCTTTTACTATTATCTTAACTTTTGTCAGTACCATCCTTTTTCTCCTCCTCTCTATCTTCTGGCCAGTCATAGTGATGTAGACAACCAGGTTCTCCTCCCTTGGCCAGCAGTTTTTCCTCGCTCTCGCTGTAGTAGAGAGCACAATTACACTCTACACATCTTCCTACATAAGTAGTTCTTCCCATTAGCTACTCTCCTTTCTGCATTAATTCAAAAAATGAATCAATCGAGAAGTCCCAAATACACAGCTTTCGTTAATTTAACGTCCTCTATGGCATTGTGAAGCTGCTCCTTGTTGAAGAGAATATCAAGTCTCCTAGCACACTCCTCTAGCTTGAGCCACTTTCCTGTCTTCCACTTGACAGAGGCAAGATGCATAGTGTCTACAAGACTTACTATTGGAGGCTGCTTGAATTTCCCACTGTGGAAGCGTTCCATCCAATTATGAAGAATAGGATAGTCAAAGGAAATAAGGTTGTGGCCTACAAGAGTACAAGGTTGAAACCTCCAAATTAAGTCCATGTACTTCCTTGTGGCAGGACCATCTCCGTAGCCTCTTTCAATTAGAATTTCATCAGTGATGCCAGTTAGGCGAATTACTGGTTTGTGTAAAGGAAAGCCAGGATTGACGTAGAAACTTCCGTCTTCCAGTGGTTTTCTTCCTATTCCAAGAACACTCCAGGCTATTTGAATTGGAGTGTCTACCAACTTGTCTAGGCCTGTAGTTTCTATATCAATTACTATTTCATACATTAGTAGTTTCCTCCTTTAGTTTTTTTATCGCTTCCTCAAATCTAAAAATCCAAGCATCAAGAAAGTTTCTATGTCTATCCAGTGAATCTTCTATTTGTGCTGCTACTCCTTGCATTGTGTTTGCTGCAGCTCTCATAGAAGATCCTGCTCTACTTACATCCTCTGCTCCGAGTAGTGTTATAAATTCAGACATCAGTAGCTCCCTCCTTTAAACTTAGATATTTTAATTCCTCTAGCTTTTGCAAACTTTACTTCCCTCAAAATGCCTTCTGACTCCATCCAGCCACCAAGCTTAAGAACCCAAAATTCACTGGCTAGAGCTAGAAAGTGTTCATTATACTCTTTCCACCACTCAGCATTCCTAGGGAGTAGATGTTTTATTGCTATGGGATGCCAATGTGCTATGGGAGAATAAACAAAGTTCTCTGTAAGTGTCGCCTGGGCGCAAAAAGCACAGACAGCTTCGTAGCGATTCTGCATTACTTTCTTATTTTTGTGAGTATAAGGACTAGCTATATAGATCATTACTTTTTCTCCTTTTCTAACTCAAGAATAATAAAACCTTTGTCAACAGTTACTTTACCAACTTCCCTATATAGTGATCCATCTCCCAAATCAATTTTCAAAGGACAGAAGACGTCATAAGTTTGAGTTATTACTTTCTCTAAGAATTGAGCAAATGTCATTTTCCTTTCTCCTTTCTAGTTCTCTCAAGTCTCTCATAAGACAAGCGAGTTTAAGATTTACGTCTACTGATATAGAATGGATATTCCTGACTTCATCTAAGGATTTCTCTTCCAAACTTAATTCTACTATTTGAGATACTATTAGATCAATTCTAGAGACCGTTATTTCCCTGTCTTCTTTCTTAGAACTAACTTACTTTGTCTTCTCCATTTTCTTCCGGCCTTTTTTCTTCCCTTCTTACTACTTACTTTAGTTTGATGTTTTTTTGCCATTCTCTGTCTCCTTTTTCTCCAAAGTTGTTTCTAGTCTTTGTAAGAAATCATCTTTCTGTCTCCTCCCTTAAGCTACATAAAAGTCTTTCATACACTTTCCGCAGACGTCACACCGTGGAATGCTTCTCATATCGTTTCCATCGCCAGTGGGTCCTGCCCCTAAAGCAAGGTTAAGATCTATGTGACCTTTTGCAATTATCTCTTTCACTGCACACTTGAAGCAGAACTTTTTAGTGTGGGATTCTAAATAAACATAAGCTCTAATTTCCATTACTTTTCTGTCTCCTTTCTCCAAGAGTTGAACAAATTTCCCTTTGCTTCTATTACTTGATGCTCTTCTATATTTTTTATCCTTAGCTGAAGGTGATCTAAGAGAAGAACAAGTTCTTTATGTGTTGCATACATAAACTTTCTGTGGTACTCAGAATTCTTCTCAAGCCTTTCAATTCGTTCTTCAGTCACTTTTCTCATTTTCCTGTCTCCTTTCTCCAAGCAAGAATCTCTTCCTGCTCTTCTGGATGATTTTCCCAGTAAAACTTCCACTCAGTACTCCCGGGCTCGAGTTCTTTGTAACCTCCCTTTGTAGCATCCTCCAGCTTGTCAAGTGTCGGAGTCTCAAGGGGAACCTCAGGCTCTTTGCGTTGGACAATATTAGAGAAACCATCAACCACATTCACTATTGCCAGTCTTCTGAAGTCAGGATCTTTCTCTATCATCTCCCACTTCAATTTGAGAGAAGGTTCTAGAGCTTCAGCAGCTACTGCCATCATGCCACTCCCACACATAGGATCAAGGACTTTATCTCCTGGGAGGCAGCTTCTTTGAAGGAGTTCTAAGTAAATCACAGGATGCTTGGCACTTGGGTGATTCTTTTTCATAGAAGGGGTAGGACAAGGAGTAGTTATGACATCTGGAGCTCCTTTGCGAACCAAATTTTTGCTTCCTTTTCTACCGAAAGCAATAGGCTCGTAGGAACGCCCTGGCCATACGTCAGGGTTCCTTGTAACATGAGCACCTTGTTTGTGCCAAATGAGGGGAATTTTATTTGTAGAAAAGCCTGCTTTTGAAAGCATCTCATATACAATTTCATGCCTAACAATACCAAAAAATAGGTAGAGATGGGAGTCCCTGGCCATTTTTTTGTATAGAAGAAACAACCAGCTCTCCAATTCGTTCCTAAATTGCTCAGGTGGTATTTCACTGTCCTCAAAATCATCAGTGTTACCTCCTTTCTTCCTCACAGAGTCAAGTCCAACATGCCAGGGAGGGTCAAAGAGGACTACATCAAAGTAGCCATCCTCAAAGTCCTGGAGCTTCTCTTCCATAGAGGCTTGATGAATCTTCTTAGAGAAGAAGACCATCTGGCTTTCTGGAGTTATCTCAATCTCTTCTTCTCCATCAGTGGTTTCCTCTTTAAATGCTGTCTCTAGTCTCTCAAAGCGATCGAGTTTCTCCTCTAGCCTCTTAACAATTTTCTTCGCCTCAGTTCTTGTCTTTGCGTCTCTTACTTCTTTACTACTTTTGGCAAACAGACTTAGTTTTATGGCTTCTGAAACCGAGCCAACACTCTCCTGGACAATTTCTGCTGTGTCCTTTATTGAGTGGCCGCCTCTTACTCCTACCTTTGCAACTCCATGCTGGCTTTGTTCAAGTTGATGGAGTTCTTCTACTGCATTATCTTCTTCAAGCCACGTGAGATTCTCTCTGCAGATGTTTTCCTCAAGTTCTATTTTCTTTATTTCATAAGTGTTGTCTTCTCCTACCTCATCAATGGTAAATTCATAGTCAATTCCAAGCATTTCACAAGCCCTCAAACGTCTTTCTCCTGCGACAAGGACAATTTTGTCTCCCTCTCGGCGACAAATTCCTCCCTGTTTTTGTCCTCTCTTTTGAAAAGAAAGAGCTAGGTTTCGTAGTTTCTTTGTGTCAAAGAGCTTCCTAGTTCTATCTGTAGGTACAACAATTTCTTCTGTTGGTGCTCCATAAACCTCTTTAACTACTTTCATCTTCTCCCTCCAAGGAGCTATAGGGCTCCTTTCTCCTCAAGTTTCCTGAGTAATTCTAATTTCCTCTCCATCTCCTCAAGAGACATTCCGAATTTCTCTTCAAGACTCTTAGCCCTAGTAGTCCTAGAAGCCACTTTAGCTTTTCCTTTTGTGGGTCTAGCTCCACTCTCCAACCCTCTCGCAACTCTCGAGTGTTCTCTCTTTATGGCCTCCTCAGGTTCTTCAAGGGACATTTCACTTGGCGCAGGGCCAATTACTCTCGTTAGGTTTTCCATTAGTCTTCCTCTCTCAGCAATTCGTTTTCTGCATTCCTTCCCATCGCAGTTAGTTGTTCTCCGTTCTTCCAAACAGCAAACAATATAAGTGAAGTATTGTATCCATTTGCCCAGCATTTATACCAAGGCATAAAGTCATCTGGATACTGCAGCTCTATCCCATTATCCTTACAGAAATTTTTAAACTCTTCTGGTAGATACATCAGTAATCCTCCTCTCTCCAAAATTCACTTTTCTCTGCCTCTGCCTGCTCTACGCATTCTTTGTAGATACTTTTTACAAAAGCGTCTTTCTCTCTTGCCCCCTCAATAGCCATTTGCATAAACTGAGTGAAGAGAATTTTCATAAGCCCTACCTCAGGGAAAGCTGTTTTGAATTCTTCATAGAGAGGGCGTGGGACAAGGAAGTGAATGTTTTTCATTTCATTCTTCATAATTCATTATCCTCTTCACACTGTCGGTAGCCTTCTTCATGTCCTTTTTCGTGTCCTTCTTCATAGTTTGATGCAAGACACTCAGCACAAGGCTCTACAGTGATATATTGCGAATGCCCATTACTTCCTTCTGTAGAATTATTACAAAGACCATTTCCACAAGAACAAAAGACTTCGAATTCTAAGTTTAATGTAGGCATCTTTATTCTCCAAGTAGTCTATTAATAGCTCTTGCTACTTCTCCTGCACATCCTCCACAGAAGAAGAGTCCTTCTCTAATTCCCTGGCCAGTAACTTTGTCTCTCCTGAGGACTATTATTTCATGCTTTGCAAGGAGGAGAGTCCCGCAGACAACGCACCTTGGATGTCTGCCTGGGATGGGTTCATCGAGAGAATACTCAATTAACACTTTTCCTACTTCTTTAGCAAGGTACATCAGAAGCTCCTTTCTCCCTCCCTTAAATTGAATACTGGCAGTAGCAGATTCCGCCACTCATTACTGAGCCAGGATTCGAACCTGGACGATAGGTTTTCCCCAATCTTAGGTAGAATCAGGGGCGCATGGCCTACCACATATTTCGACATTCTCACCTAGAAATCAAGACTCGGTAATAGTCGAATGCTTTCCTATTACTGCTCTCGCGTCTACCAATTCCGCTACTGCCAGCAAGGAAGTGGTGGAAGAGGTAAGCTGGAAGCTAACCCTTCCCAGATGATCTATGCTTGCCAAATCCACCACACTTCATTGATTCAAAAATTGAACCAATACTGGTTAATCTGCATAAGATTCAATCGCAATCTCGCCTTCAGTCTCAAGTTCCTCAACACTCTTGAAACCGGCAAAAGGGTCTACACTATTAATCATCCTCTGGCCTTGTTGGTCGAGTCCCCGAGTCACATAGACATATCCTTCCATGTTCTCTTCAAGCATAACGTCTGTGCCTTCAACGATTCCGCCAAATTTCACTGTGAAGTCAGCAATCCTTTCCATCTTGGCGTCGCTCACTTTCATGCCTATGCCGTCATACTTGCCCTCATCTGCCAAAGAAGGCCAGGGCAAGTACAATTTAAAGCGGCGACCATTTGCCTCTCCCTCTAGGAGACAAAGAGCAATTTCGAGATTGTCTCCAGCTTTTTCACTCTCAGGATCAGCTTGCTTCGCTTTGTTAGGGGCAATAGCAGGAGGGGCTGCAATTTTGGCTCTCTGCCAATCCTCCTCTAGCAGAATAGGCTCCTCTACGTCTTCAATAGGTTTACTAAATGTAAATGTTGGCATTTTCTTCTTCTCCTCTCTTTTTAAAGAATTAATAGCTTCTACATTGATTCAATTATCGAATCAATCCTTCGGGCCTATACTACTTCCCAGTCCTTAGAAAATAGCTCAATCATAGTTTCTTTCCAAGGCACCATACCAAATCTACTTTCTACGTACAAGTACGGAGCAGTCATTTTGCTGTTCTTGTCAGGAAATTGTGCCTTGATTCTTACTTCCGGCGACCACTGGAAAAGACGCATAGCCTTTCCCTTTTTGACTTGTTCAAAAGCTTCTCCAAAGTTCATGATTCTTTGCTCCTCTCTCTTTAAAGGGTTTATGGTTTCTACATTGATTCAAAAATTGAATCAATCCTCCGGGTTTACTTGCTCACCTCCTCTCTTCTCAATGATTGTAGGAAATTCTCCGACAATTGCTTCTCTGATTACTCCAGCAGGCACATGAAACTCGCGTTTCACTTGTCTTGCTTTAAGAGTAACTTCTACCCAATCTCTGTTACCTTCATACTCAAGGATTCGTAGAACTCTTACTCTGTCCATTGGCTTCATCTCCTTTACCTTCATTTTACTCGAATCCAGAAACCATATCTCGCCTTCTGGAACCTTGTCACTGTATGTGATTTTCTGAAATCCTTCTCGTGGATCATCAAAGTCCATAGTCTACTCCTTCACTCTATTATTCCAACACTCTTCTGCCTTAGGCCACGTAGAACACGGTGGCCCTTTAGCTCCACAATTAGAGCATCTTATTGCACTGTCGCTCCACTCATCGAACAGGTCTGTGGCGACAGTTTCGAGCTCTTCCTTCTCTCCGCAAAATGGACAGGGTTCAAGTTCCATAGTCTACTCCTTCTTTGGAAATCTTCTCTCCAGAAGGTCTCCAAAGCCTACAGCCTTCTTAGAGAAGTCAATTTCTATAGGGTCTTCCCACCATCTCCCGAGTTGATTCAGTGTACTTTTAAGGAAGTCCCATCTTCCAGTTCCTGCCGTTGTCCGATAGTAACGGAGCTTTTCCTCGTCGTCATTGTGACGATGACAGAAATAACATTCATTGAACCAGCCAGGAATTTCCGTCCTCATTTTCCCTGTAGCCTTTGGCAGGAACTTGAGACCACCCATCTCTTCATCCTCTATTATTTCTAAGTGTGCGGTAAGAAGGTAGTGGACAGGGAGACTCTTCAGAGAGAGAACATGGTCACTCACGTTCTTCATCTGGGGCATATAATGCTGCTTAGCAGGGGCACCACCAAGTCCCCTCTTGGGGTCAAGAAGCAGACTCCAGTTCATACAGTAGCGGAGCATTTGCGTTAGGCCATCCTCCACAATTCCATCGTAGGGGAAGGACTTTGCCCTGACTTGGCTCCAAATTTCCCTTCTAATATCCTCAGCTTTCATCCACGCCTTAGGACTCTTCGGATCAGCATCATAGCAGTCGAGAGTCTCTATGTGAGGGAGTCCAGCAAGTGTCTCCTTCCTTCCATCATAGTCAATGACAAGCAACTTTCCTGGAAGGGTGGAGGCACTTTGAGTCTTTCCTGTCCCACTTGGACCAGCGAGCATCGCTTTGATTTTATAATTCTCAAGAGTGATGTCTGTTGCAGGAGTCGCACTCTCGAGAATACTCTTTTTCCTAGTCCCAGGTGCTTTGTTTGCAATTTCTCCAACTTTCGTAGCTAGCGCTGTTTGCACATTCCGCTTAGGCGGATTCGTTGTCAGTGGCGTTGGCATTTTCTTCCTCCCTCAAGTAGTTTTTTAATCCATCTGCCCACCCTTTCTGGTAAGCAAGTCTCTTTTCACGTGCGGCACAAATGCCACAGGAAACAACTTCAAGGCGACTATCGTCGTAGTATATTGTTAGAGAACCTCCACAATCTACACAGACTATATGTACAGTTGCCATTACTTCTCCTTTCCTATGTTCTCTACATAGTCATGTGCTTCTTTAAGGGAGTGGAAGTATTGAGTTCCTCTTCCGGTACCTTCATAGTAAACTCCTATACGCTCTGATATGCGTCCAGTCTCGTAGTGCCATAGGTTAAGGCTAATATCGATAGCTAGTCCTTCTCCCACCTTCTTCCCAAGGGCTTTTCTAAGTCTACGAAGCCCTGCCAAGGTTACGTTATTAGGTAGTAGTTTGTTTTTCATTGGTCTTCTCCTTTCTTCCTTTATTTTTCATCCACCAAGCAATAGCTTCGAGTTCTTCTGCCTCAAAACAGCCATCAAGGGTAGCATAGTCTTCTCCGTCTAGCCACTCAAGATACCAGCTAAGATCATAGAGACAGTTGTCTCCTTCTACAGCTTCTGATAGAAGCTCTCTCGCCTTCTTTTCATCCATCCCTACTCTTCTCCTTTCCGAGTCCAAGGACTCCATTTTTCCTTCCTCCAAGTGTACTGTTCACTCATGTTATAGGTCTCCTCAAGAGTCCACGGCTCCATCTCCTGGAGACAGAGGGGCTTGTAGAGACATGGGGAGAGTCCTGGGCCACCTGCACAGGAGTATGGATTTCTTTCTCCACATTTTGGCCAACTCCATCTGTCCCACTCCCTCCTGATGTCGTCAGCAATTCCCACAGTCTCCTTCATAAATTCTGCAATCCTCCATTCACTTCTCGTTTGCAGCTCCCTGGAGAAGCGGAGCATGTTGTCTTTGCGAGGTCTCTTGGAAGAGATGTTCATCAGGATACCAAAGGGCTTCTCGACAATTTGATGAAGTGCCCAGATGTAGCCAGTTACTTGAGAGACGTGACTCCACTGGGCCATATAGGATGGGGTAATGTAGCCTCCTGGGGCCTTGTCCTCTCGGGCCATCACTCCATAAGGAGACCACTCCACATAGGAGTCAAGACTCCCAGCATAGTAGATGTCTGTATGAGGAACTGGGAAACGGAAACCAACCTCCTCTCCCTCTAGCACTTGGAGCCACTGTTCTTCTTCTCCATAGGACTCTACATAGTAGTCAAACATAGCTATAAGTCCTTCCCAAGTGTCATTAGGCCTATTTTCAAATATCTCTACTACTTCAGAGTCCCAGACTTTCTTCCCTGCAAGAAGCGCAGTCACTTTCCTTATTTCAAGAGGCTTCTCTCTGTTGGAGGCAGAATGCCAAGAGTTAAGTACTGCTCCCCAGGCACGTCCGTAGACAAAGTAGGATGGAGTTCTTCGATAGTCGAGGCCACGAAGGAACCAATACTCTGCCCTCGGGCATTTCAGGTAGTTAGTAATAAGGGTATTGTCAAAGGTATCTGGAGGTCCTCCTTCCTTTAATTCTATATCTTTCATGTTTTCTTCTCCTTTCCTGATTCAGTCAGAAAGCTCTTCACACTTTCAGGGTCTACCTCAAACTCTCTTGCATCAGCACCATCAAGAGCCGCCTCCTCTGCTGCTTCCATACAAGCCTCACAAGGTTCCACTTCAATTGTATTTCCCATAGGAAGCTTCTCCACTTCTAAGAGAGCACTACAAGCTGCGCATCTGTAGGTTGTCATGGCTTTTCTCCTTTCTTTTTCTCCTTTGATTCAAAAAATGAATCAATGTAGTTACTTGTCCAACGCACTGTCGAGGAGTGAAAACATTTTAAGAAAGGCAAGTAGAACTTCTTTGCCTCTTAGTCTTGCTTTTCCAAAAGTATAAAAGCATCCTATTATGTAGTTTTTGAAAGCCTCATCAAGTTCAAAGGTAGAGGTGATTTTAAATAACTCAATCTGGTCATTCTCTGTTAGAGGTTTTAGTTTAGCCTTTGCTTCTGGAAACTTCTCCTGCAGCTCAGCTTTAAACTTCTCAAATTCTGTTATGTACTCTGCTACTTTACCTGTGGCGATCATAATTTCTTCTCCTTTCTCCCCTCCTCCTTGGAGAGGGGATTAAAGGGACAATACCAGCAAGTGAATGACGGCCATTGCTTTTTCGCTGCTTCTCTCAAGCAGGTGTCGTAATGACTACACCATTCATGCCTGTGCTTATCATCCCTCTTGCTTATTGTTAGTGTTGGCCAAATTCTCGGATTCCTTTCTTTCATCCTCTTTCTCTGCAAACTGAGCTGTTTGTTCTGCAAAACTATTTAGACCACTAAGAACACCAGGCTCTAGATATATTCTATTTGTAGCAAATCCTATTCTGTGGTCATTAGCATGAAGCCATATTCCATAGCCATTATGAATAGCATAAACACCATCCCCTAAATATGTTGCTGGTCTTTCGACTCCATTGAAATTTATAATCTCCAGTTTCATATCACTTCTCTACTTTCCCTCTACTTTTTCAAGAGGTGCTCCTACTTTCGTAGGAGGTGCTGGTCTAAAAGTTCTTGAGTCATTTGGAGGATGCGGTCTAAATTATACATATAACTTCTCGCGAGAGCCTTGGCAGTATCTTTGTACGTAGATATATAGTCCTCTTTGTTATCCTCGAGGGCTTCCTTCCTCCACTTCCTAAGGGTTCTTTCGCTTAAGGCCATGTTCTTCTTCTCCTTTCATACCTGCTAAAGCATCCTTGTAGCATTCTTCACAGGCCGGGCTATTTGGATCGTACTTTCCATCATGAGGACATACTTCTGGATTTTTCCATCCAGTACAATCGTCATTTGCGCTTTCTTGGACTGTTATATCTTTGTTCACGAGTGTCACCTCCTCTCCATTGATTCAAAAAATGAATCAATATAGTTTTTATTCTCCCATCACTCTACCATATTCTGCAAGAATAATACTCAGGGCAGTGAAGCTGTGTTCCTCATTCATTACAAGCACAGAGATAACTTCCCTTGGACGAGAAGCGTTAATTAGTGTTTCTACAATAGCACCAAGATGCTTTTCAACATTCCTTGTCTGAGTTGCCGCAGTTATGTTGACCAAAGTAGCCTTCACCTTCCCTACAAGGAGGAGAGTGTTGAATACTTTAATAGTGTAAGTAGACTTAGCTCCTGTAAGGTGGAAGTAGTCATAAAATAGCCAGCGGAGGTGCTCTGCCTCCTCTGGAGAGGAAGTAGAAATAGAGAGAACTTTCTCTTTGTCAAGTTCCTCCAACCGAGAAAGGTATTTCTCTATCTCTACGTACTTCTCTTCATTATACTCTTTACTGTAGGGCATTCTACTTCTCCCTCAGGGTCAATAGAATTTCCCCCATAGTTTCACAATCAATTCGTTCAATAGTCCTTCCTACTAAAAACTCTGCAGATACTTCTTGATTTCGTTGAACGTCTCTAAAAGTAGGAGAGGAAAACTTAATCTCGCCATATTTATCAACTTCTACATAAAAATCTATTCTGACCTGTTCACTCATTTTTTCGCCTCCTTCTTTCTATTGCCCAAGGGCAGTCCAGAGAATATTCTTTTGTGCAGACAAATGGGCCACTGATGTCAGAGCCACAGGCACAGACGCATTCTTTTTTCTCTGTCGGATAGAATTCACAGTTTTCCTCTGTCACAGTTTTATCTCCTTCAGATTGTCAAGTTGTTCTGGAGAGAGAGTCATCATTTTCTCGAAGAGGCGTGCTCTTTCTTCCCTCTCAAGAGTAGCAGGACTTTTAGTAATAATGATAGGAGCAATTAGCTTTCTCTGGAGAATGTATTTGTAGTTGGCAAGGAGATTGAATTGTTTCTCTCTGGTTTCTAAGAGTTCTCTGATTTCTTTAAGACCTCTGGAAAGAATGATAAGTTCTCGAGAAGTAGTGTTTATTTCTGCGAGGACTTCTTCTTGAGTTTCTGGGAGGACTGCAAGAGCCTTTTGCCTTTCTTCCTCTTTAGCAAATCTGCGAGCCTTCTCCTCCATTAAGGAGGGAGCGTTGGTTATGTTTATTAATTTGTCCATTTTCTACTCCTTCCCCGTGAGGCGGCGTCTTGCGACTACTTCCTTCAGTTGCTGTAGGCCTACGACTATGGCATTTCTCTCCTCTTGTGTTATTACTCCCTTCAGGGAATACTCCTTGTCTCTTCCTCTTATAGGAACTATGCGCTCGAGGAGGTTTCGGAGGAGGAGTGCTCTCTCTGCGTATTGGAGTGTTAGGTTCCCATTCATTTTGTCTCCTTTCCGAATCTTTTCTTTAGTTGATATTCTATGTATTTCATCATATTACTTTTACTGAAATCTGTTCTCTTGCTTTTGAGATAGTCGTGTCTTTTAACCAGTTGCTCTTCACTCATTGATCGGAGTCTGTTCTTGTCAACTGTGTTCATTAGTCTCACCTCCCTCCTATTTCTTCCATTGTTTCAGCATCTACGATTTGATACCAGTTGTCCCCTGTTTGCCTTCCTGCTTCTCTTGCTTCCTCAAAGGAGTCAAAGTCCTGAATGAAATCTTCCCATCCGCCTCCTGGGTAATAAAAGTCACCCGTGAATAGTAGAAATCTTTTCATCAGTCCTCCTTCTCTTGGAAGTAAAGGAGGAAGTCGTGTTTTCTAAGAGCGTTCGGCTCAAACTCCAATACGCAAGTAGCTCTGTGAGGAGGCACTAACTTTCCATTACTCTCTACTCGTACTACTGGAAAACAGGTAGAGTCAATTTTTACTTTTAGCATTCTTTTTCACCTCCCTCATTCCTTTCTTAATTCACTGGCCATTGCTGCAATTAAATCCAGTCTTTCTCCTATGCTGAGATCGAACGTAACTTCGGCATAGACTTCATCTCGAGGAGTTATTTTCATTATCACTTGGTCACTGTCCTCGGTTTTATAGCCTATGACTTTGACGTCACATACTACGTAGGAAGATGGGCCTGTACGTATTGATAATTCCATAGTCCTTGTCTCCTCTCCCCTTCTTTGCGTAAAGGGCGTTTTTTAATCTTGAACATCATTGTACCACAAAATTATGGTGTTGTCATTGTTTGGAGTAATTTTGTTTGTGCTACATTGATTCAATTTTTGAATCACTGGGTCAATATGAACCATCCAAAATAGGCCAGTGATTCAAAAATTGAATCAATGTAGAAAGAGGAAGAGACAAACTCCTCTCGGCATAAGGAGCCTGTCTCTTTTTTGGGGTAGGAGTTTGGCAGGTCTTTAGTCTGCCAGTTACATGACTTCACCTCCTCTCTTTAGGGAGTGTTGTTATTCGTTGCCTGGAGTTCTCTCCCACCACTTATTTTTAGCGGGTGCTGTTTCATCGTTTTCTAAAATATTGTCCTGGGTGAAAATACATCCGCAGGGACACCAAGCAACAAAAGCTAAATCTGTGTCTTCAAAGCTTCCTGGTTGCATTGCTGCCACTTTCGGATAGCCACAGCTTGGACATGTCTTACTGTTGGACATGACTATTCCATAGCCTAATGCGTCTTTGTGTAGTGTCATTTTGTCTCCTCTCTTTCTCAATTAAGTCTGTCTGCATGGATTGCGTTAGTTGTTGTGGTTTATGTTATAAAAGTCCCTGTTTTTCGAGCTCTTCCATTTTAGCCAATTTCGCTTCCAATTCAGCTTGGGAGCCGCCACCATACTTGTCAACCATTGTGTCAAGTTTCTTGGCTTTGGTCTTGACACCTTCCCCTGCGACACGTGCGCCGACTTTGTAATTGTCAGCCATCGCTTGCATGTTCGCATGGCCTTCAGGTTTCAGAGTCCCGTCTTCTGTGAAACCGACTTCTTTGTAGTCCGGGCGAGTTGTCAGCTGCCTGACTCCTGACTCGATAAGAGTCACAAGGTCGCAGTCGTAACGTTCTTGGCACTCGTCAGAAATGGACTTGAGTTCATCAATGATGCCAGTTGTCGGTAGGAGCCAGTAGACTTCGTATTTCGTGTCACTCCCCCGGTCAAAGCCGATGTTTGTGTGAAGATAAATTTTTCCATCGTCTGGCTTGTCTCCTGCAATGTGCTCAATTTCTCTTTTTTCTTCTGCCATATTAATACTCCTTTGTGGGTATTTTCCATGCAGGCAGACTTAATTGTCAAAAAGTCCCAAAGTATGACTTATTGTATGGCATCAGTAATGTTTTAGTTTATGGCGACTAATAGGTGGTTTTTGTTTGTGATCTTGTTTGTTTTTACGAGTATATCAATTAGTTTTTGGTATATGTCTATTGACAGACTTGGCCAGTAAGTCATAAGTGCTGCGTATAAATGACCTGAAGGAATACCTTGTTGACCTGCCTCTTTTACACAGTCACTAATGAGTTCAATAACAATTAATGCTTTGTTTTGTTTTATTGGCTTCATTTTTATTGGCTTCATATTAAATGACCTTGCCTTCCGATGCCATATAATAAGCCATACTTTGTCAATTCGTTTCTGGTGAATTATACCGTCATATTGTCAAAGAACATTTTGAATGTTAAAGAATGTTATCATGCTGTTGATTTTATTTGTCAAACTTGAATGAGTGAAAAACTTCTCTGGCCCAAAGGCCATCAGTCCTGATTGATGTCTGTAGTCTACATTGTAAGAAGTCGAGCTCCTCTTGCAATTTCTTTGCACAACTTAAACAGACTGGTTGCTGTGGATATCTGGATTTTTCATGGACTGTGCCAAATGGTATCCCACAGTATGTGTTGGTATTTGTCGGGTGTATAATGTGGACTTTATGTTGTCTGGACATGGTATACCACCTTTCCCAGGCATGATAACATTATTTAATTTTCAAAGAACATGGTTTTTTGTTGTTTTGTTGTTGACCTGTATTGTTGCACAGGTTGTGCCAAATGTCACGTTTTGGAGTAATTATTTTAAAACTCAATAAATTCAATGGGTTGTGCGAAGTTTGTTTTGTTGTTCTAACTTGTCACAATGGCGGGGAAGTACAATATTTTGTACCTGGATTGATTCAATTTTTGAATTAATTGGGAAATTGTGTGTGAAGTCAATAACTTGTGGAAGGTACAATATTTTGTACCTGAATGATGGGAAGTACAATATTTTGTACTTCTGTGTTGGTTCAATTATTGACGCAATGGAGAGTGTTTTGGGCGTCCATGCCCGTGCAAATGGGTATTTGTTTGATTGACAGGGGTCATTGGGTGCGTTTGAAATTTGTTGTTAGTTCTTTCTTTAGTAAAAAAAAAAAAAAAAAAAAAAAA